AAAATGTCTGAAATATTAAATCTTGGATCATATCGAAAGAGACATTAAAGCTAACCTCGGCGCTGCTCCATTTGCGCGTATCGAGATCGTTGAAATACGACCAAAACACCTCTTTGTCTTTGCTGAAAAATTTTACCCCGGGAACGCCGATGGAAGTTTTCGGAGCAGTAAATGCCGAAGTTGTGTGAATATGCGGTTGTGCGCTGCCGGCCAAAACGGGCGATGTGAAATCATGGGTATGCTCTCCGCCGATGGTATGATCGTGGCCGTGATCAATATCCACCTCGGCATCGATGGCCAGCGTATCCGCGACATTTGGCCGCGAAAGATTGCCCAGGATGCCGATGCCGTCGATGGCTACTTCCAGATGATCGTAGGAATAGGTTTTATCGGCCCAATGCTCGATAGCAAGGTAGCATTTGATAATCTCGCCGCGATCCGGATTGGCGGTCGCCTGCAGCAAGTAAAGTTTGCGGTGTCCGGCATCGATGCGCGCCGCCGTGGCGCCGTTTTCAGCATCATAGGCCAGATGAGCCTGGTAGGCCGTATTGCCCGAGGCAACCGCGTCAAACTGCATGGACAAAAAACTGCTGCCGGCGGCATAGCCAAGGCCATAGGGTTTTTCGGTAAAAATAATTCTGGCCGGATTCAAGTCCGGCCGCACGGTATAGATGGCGGCCGGTGGCGGAAACCCGGCCACCTGCACGGCCGTCAAGGATTTCAGCGGACCCTTGCCCACAAAATAGCTGTGATCGGCGATCATCAACACAATCGGCGAGCGGTCCAGGTGCTCTTCCGGGTGGCTTTGATATCCGCGCTGGACAATATTTAAGCGGCTCGCGGTGCGGCTTGAATAACGGATCAACTCGTCACCGATCTGCACCGTGCCGGCGGCCGGGAAAGCGGCTTCGGCCAAATCCTCGTAAACGTCGATGGCCATTGTGTTGGCCAGAATGCTTCCCTTCTGGCTGGCCTGGGCTGCGGTTTTACCGCAAATTGTAGGCACCCGGCCGGCCGCGCCGAAGATCAAATTAATGCCTCGCCCGATATCTTCATTTTTGGCGTTGGGCCAGGCCGCTGACAGCAATAGATCGCCGCATGGCCGGTCATAGCGCATGTTGAGCGATACCAGATCCAACTGCAGCAGGTTCGAATTTTCGGCAAATTGAATCGGGTCCTGAATCACAAAGCTATCGATCAAAGCCCGATCAATATCGGCCAGGCCATAAAACCATTGGTAGTAGTCCACCAGCACGTTTTCCGGATCTTCTTTTAAAAAATAGTCCGAAAAACGCGCGGCTCCGCCGTTAAAAATGCTGATGGTCAACTGGCGGGTTTCGGCGCTGGCGTCTTCAGGGCTTGCGCCCGCGATATCGTTTAACTGGCCCCAGGATTCGATCAGCGGCTGATAGGTTGCGGCCAGGCCATCAGCCGGACCCAGGGGTTGGTCGGAAAGGAAAACGTCGCCGGCTGCGGCAAAATGGAAAACCAAAAGCTGCCGCGGCTGCCGGAAATCGGCGGCCATGGCGGCTTTGAAATTACTGGTTAGATCGTTGCGCATGCATCAGATCTCTTCCAGTAGTAAACTACCGGCAAATCCTGATTTGGTTTCGGAAAAGTCGAGCGGGTTGGTCAAACATTGAACGGTAAAGGTTTGGCTTTCGTCATCGGTGTAGTCAAACGCCTGGCCCGCGCCCTGGCAGGTATTTTCAAACCAATCGCACAGGGCCGCGTAATCGTCGGCCGGCATGTTGGCAAAATTCAGCTCAAAGCGACGCCGGTAAAGGCCCAAATTTTCCACCTGCAATCCGCCGGCCGCGGTGCGCTCGATGGCCTGGATGGCCTCGATGGGTTTTCTTGACGGATATTTCAGCCCGGTTTGAAATTGCAGTTGACTACCATTTTTTGTAAATCGCGGATAGGCCATAATTACTGCCGGGTCTGCAGGCGGGCCGATTCGCTGGCGATATTGGCGATATCGGATCGGCTCACCTGCTGATTGACATTGATATTGACGGCAGCGCCGCCCGTGCTGGGGCCGGGTTCATCCGACCAGAAGCTGCCCCCGGCGTACCAATCGGTCAGGCGTTCCAGCCCGGTTTTGCCAGGCGCCATTTGCATGCTGCCAACAGATGCGATTTCGGCCTTGATGGCTTTGATCCGGTCCATGGTTTCGCCGATCAAGCCCAGGATGGCCGCGCCCCCCGGGCCAAACAAAAAATAACCAATGACGCCCATGGATAACATGGACGTATGTTCTTTGATAAAATCCATGATCGCGCCAAAATAGTATTTCAAATCTTCCAGATATTCGGGCAATTGCAAAGCGATAAGCTCACGGTTTTGCTGTATCCACCAGGCAATTTCTTCTGCGATTTCGCCGATGATCGGCGCAAAGGTCACAGCCAAGGACTGCATCAAACCATCCACGTTGGCCTTGACTTTGGCCAGACTGTCGCCGGCATCGGCCAAAGCATTGGCGCCTTCGGTGGATAGGGTCAGGCCCAGCTTGGCCGCTTCCTCGCGCAATTCGGCGATTGATTGGCTGCCGCCGGTCATCATCTGCAGCATGGCCGTGCCTTGCTGGCCAAAAAGCTGCATGGCCAGCGCCACCTTGTCGCCCTGATCATCCACATACTGCAGGGCATCGGCAATAGCCATCAATTGTTGCTCGGGTTTGAGCGCAATCAGGGCCTGGGCGTCCAGTCCCAAATCGTGCAGGGCTTCGCGGGCCGGCCCCTGATCCTGGGCCGCTTTGGCAATGCCGATGCTCATGACTTGCAGAGATTTTGCCAACTGATCGAACCCGATCCCGCTCATGCCGGCCGCATATTTCAATTCGCTTAACGCTTCGGCGCTGGCCCCTAGGCGTTGCTGTAATTTTTGGATTTGATCGCCGGCATCCATGGCGCCCTGGATCATGGCGCCGATCCCGTAAGCGCCCAAAGCGCCTACCAGCGCGGTTTTAAGGCTAAAAATACTGCCGGTCAAGCCGCCCAGTTTTTCCTTGACCGCCTTAAATGCCAGCGCGGTTTTGTCTTCAGCGCGAATATCGAAGGTTACCGCTTCCGCCATTTACTTCCCTTTTTCTTCGTCAAGCCTTGATAATACTGCTTCCAGCCGGATAACTCCACAAGCGTCATTTGCTGGATCTCCGCAACCGTTTTACCCAATTGATCGCCCAAAAAAAATAAAAACCAATCCTGGGGCCGGTCATTTAAGGCCATCGCCGGCCGCAAGGCGCAGATCTCCTAGGATCTGCTTTGCCACGCGGGCGGCAATGGCCGGATTGGCTTTCTCCATCAGAATTTTTTTATCGGCCAGATCGAAACAAGGCTGGCCCTCGGCATCTAAAGCTTTGAAAATTAGCGTGTAAACCGTCATCAAAATTTCATCGCTGCCGGCAAAACGGGTAATTTTGGATAGCTCGGCAAGGGTCAAGGGAGAATAAAAAATTTCCTGCGGGCTTCCCGACTCGCCCCACTCCGGGACCTCGATTTTGCTATGGCTATCCGCCATGGCATAATTACGGGCAATGCGATCAATCAGCCTCATGTCACGCTGCCCTCCGTCAATGCGCCGTTGCCCTGGAAAGAAAAACTGCGATTGCAAAGCCCTTCCAGCGGGCTTTCGATTCCGATCGTCGTGATGATGGCATTACCCGATAGCTGCGGGCTGCCGGAAGTGGCGTTGACCGGATACAAGAGCAGCGCCACTTCCTCGCCGATTGCCAGAGCTTGCTGGCCGGTTGCGTCCGTGGGGTCATAGCGGCAGGTCAATTCTCCGCTCCACGTTTTAAACGTGGTTTTATAACTGCGCCAGTCGTCGCCCTTGCTGGTGTCTTCTTCGGTGTCGGCGCTTTGCTCGACTGAAAAATCCATCACTTCGGCAATGGCAACGCCGGCGGCTTTTACGATTCCATCTTTGCCTAGATATGTGCTCATGTTTTCCCCTGCGCGTCGGTTCGCGGTTCATCCCCGCGTGTGCGGGGAACGGTTTTCAATTTGGGTGGCAATCAACGGTTCATCCCCGCGTTTGCGGGGAACGATGTAGAGACGCAAGATTTTGCGTCTCTACATTGCCGGCGGTTCACCCCCGCGTGTACGGGGAACGGTCATTTCTCTTAAAGCGCCTGGTCCGGCGCGCCATTGGCTACCTGATACCAGGCTAAAAAATTCAACGTGATGACTCCCATGGGCTGATTCGGTTCGCCGCTTTTTTCGATTTGAGTCGTAACGAGAAGCAAATCCTTGCAAAGGCCGGACAATGTCGGTTCCGCGGCAACGGCAATTTCGACTTCAAGGGCAATTTGATCCAGGATATCGTCGATGGCAGGGCCAACGGCATAGCCCTCGATTTTAATCGTCAATTGACGTTCGCTTTTGCGATCGCTGCCTGGTTCAACCGTTTCGCTGTCGGCGTAAATCAATAAGCCCGGCAACTGCTCAGTATCCAACGGGTAGACGCGCGATCTGAAAACATTAGCGCCGGTAGTGGTTAGACCCGTTAAGCGAATGGCAAGGGCCGTTAAAATTTTCTGACGTATGTGCTCCGTCATGGTTTGTTTCGATCCACGCCCCTGCGCGCAGGCGACGCATGTAGAGACGCAAGTAGAGACGCAAGATTTTGCGTCTCTACTGTCATGGAATAATTTGCTTTTCCAATTTTGCCTCGACCATGCCCGTACCGTCCGGCATGATCTGCACGACGCGATAGCTCTGACCGTCCTTGATGATCAGATCCCCCTGGGCCATATCCGGCGCGTCGGCCTGGATATAGCGCATCAGGCTGCGTTGCAGTTGCAGGCCCATGCCCGGCAGCTCGTCGAAATAGTTCTCCTGCCAGATCACGCGCAAAATTTTGGGGTCCTGATCCTGGCCGCTGTAGTTCAAATCGATCCCGAATGTATCGATAAATGGCCGGTTATCATCCATTTGCCCTGCCACGCTTGCGGGTGCTGGTACTTGCGGCCAGATCCTTTTCCCGGTTTTCGGGCAAATCGGCCGGGCCGGCCATGATCGCCTTTTTCAGCTTCAGCAAATAGGTTGCTTCTTTATCCGGCAGGTCCAAAATGGTATCGCTTCCGACGATTTTACCGGCGGCCACGGTGGGCCGCGTAATGACGATGCGCATGGTTTTCCCCTTGTTTGCAAGCCTGGGTTTGCGGATCATGCCCGCGGTATTCTCCGTGGTCAGCATGCCGCTTTTTTAGGTGATGGCATCCTGGATGGCCGCAAAACTTTGCGCATGCCTCACGGCCGCATCAACGTCTTGCAAGGTAACAACTCGCAACGTGCCGCTGGTACTCTGGCTGTACGGATCCACGGTGATATCCAGCGTTCCCCAAAGCCCATAGATCAAATCCATCCAATTACCAAAAATCATGGCCGATAAAGCAGTGCCGGCGCCCTTGGTCAAATCGCTAGGCATCTGGTTGGAGACAGCGGCAAGATAGCCGTTAACATCGCCAAAGCCCGGCCTGTCGCCGCGCTCCCAGATAAATTGGGCCGTGGTGGCCGCTTTTTCGGTTTGTTTCAGTTTGCCGCGCATTTTGGCGTTGGTCAGGTAAGCCAGGGCGCCCACGTCGGCGTTATCGATCGATACTTCGGTTTCCAGGTTCACGACATCGGCCCAGGTCGGCGCAGCTCCATCCGGATCGCCGCAGACTACGGCGCCGATGCCGCTGGTGGCTAAAATGCCGGTTGGCTGATTGTTGGCGCCCGTGCCGGCAATGCCTGCCAGATCGATGGCCACGGCCAGAACGGCTGCCAGATCGCCCCGCAAAAATGCCTCAACGTCGATACTGGATTGCTTCAACAATTTTCTGGAAATGTCGGAATAGGCGCCGACCGTTTTAGGCGTCAAGGCCACCTGATCGACTGCCGGCGTGCTCTCGGTCGGCGCGCCGGATTCGGCCAGCCAATACGCGGTGGCCCCGCCGGTCTGGCGCGGGATGGCCAGGTCCCCTACCAATCCACCTAAAATCGTGGCCCCAAGGGTGCGGGTCATCATGCGATTGCGCAAAAGATCGATAAAGCTGGCGGCCAGAAGGTCGGTTGCCACCAAATATCCGCCAGCGCCCGCCGTGCCCACAACCATATCGCGTTTGGCATCGATTAGCGGGCTGCGCAGAACGTCGAACGGAATCAGGATGCCGTTGGCCTCGGTGTGCAACTGCTTTGCAACGGTCTGGCTGCATTCAAACTCGAATGCGGCCGCCTGCTGGGCTCTGCGGTCGGTGGGGTTGGCCAGGGCGTTGATGGCGCGGATGAATGAAAACTGGCGCTGCTCTTTTCCGGTCAATCCGATTGCGGGGTCCTGTTCTACCGGCGCCATGCTTTTTTTTGCCAATTCGTCCAGCACCTGGCCCCGAAATTTTGCGATTTCGAGGCCGTCAGCAATCGCTTGCCTAGCAAGGTCCGGCATGTTGTGCCGGTCGCCAATGGCAAGGATTTCGCGGACTCGGCCGGTTTCTTCGGTCCGGATTCGGGTTTTAATCGATTCTGTGTCCGGCAGCGCGTTTTGCCTTTCGTCGGTAATAATTTCATCAGCCATTTTTGGATTTTCCCTTTCGCGTTTTAAAACGTGGGTGATTGTATCGGGCGCAGCGGCCCGGCCAATGCCAACGGTCATATCTGCCGGAATGGCTACAATGCTGATTTCCAACGGTTGCCAGCGCGTGATGCGGTAGGTGTCCTGCTCTTCATCACGTTTTTCCAGAATCATTTCCAAAATCCGGTAGCCAACCGATACGTTTTTGCGGATCTCGTTCAGGATATCTTGAAAAATTTCTTCGGCGTGATCGCTTTTTCCGAAGCGCAAAACCGCCCGGCCCTTGCGTGCCAACGAATCGATATAGGCGTTTTCAACGATTCCGATCAATTCACCAGTGTCGTGATTAAGCAAAAGCGGGGCTCTTTTGGATTGCAAAAAATCCATGTCGACGCTGTCAAGGTCATGGTCCAGGATCTCAATGCCGAACCAGCGCGCAAAAGGATCTTCGCTTGAAAAACTGACATTAACCGTGCGTTTCTCCGGGTCCGCCATCTGGCGGTCAAGCGTCAGATTGCGATAGAGTGTGGTGCCAATGCTTTTAATCAGCGGCCTGTCCGATGGCATCGGCGATGTCGTCGGCGCTGGCGGGCTTTCCATTTTTGCTGCCCCCTTTCAAAATCTGTAAATCCAAACCGAATTTTGCGGCCAGTTGTTTTTCTTGCTGCAATGCCGCGAACACTTCTTCGAGGTCCCGGCCGGATGTTTCCGAAGCCACGTCCTGCAAGGACTTAACGCCGCTTTCGACGCTTTGGACGTTGCTCTTGATTTCCTTTAGCGGATCGACCCAGGCCCAGCCGCGCGGCCGGAAAACCGGAAAAGCATAGTCAGCAAATCTTGCCATGGGCAAACCCAGCTGGCCGGCGGTCAAGGCCATCGAAAGCCAGCCCTGATAGATGTCATCGCAAAAATGCTCGATCATGTAGGTCTGCAAACTGCGGAAATGATCGCGTTCATCCAGCGCTCCTTGGCGGATGCTGCTATACGATACCGAGCGCAGATCGTTGGCCAGGCTGCAGTATGAAACGTTCAACCCGGACGATATGCCGCGCAAAACCGCCAGCACGAACGCCTCATAAGCTGCCGCCGGATGCTGGGGATCCCAGGCTTCCACCTCCCAGCCCGCCGGCAGCTCTTCAAACGTGCCGGGTTCCGATTCGCTGATGACCTCTTTTTGCGCCTGGTCTCCATCTTCCTCGGCGGTGTATTCGTCACCGCTCGGAGTTTTATAAAAACCCATTTTGCTAGCGGCAATCGTGCTGGCGACAACCTCGCTGGTTTCGTAGCGCTGCAACATTTTCAGGCGCGTCATGGATTGGGCCATCCACGGCACTCCGCGGCCCTGGTTAACGCGATCAGGCAAAAAGCCATGGATGATATCGGCAGCGTCAATGCGTTGCACCTGATCGCTGCCAGACATGATGCTTTCGAAACCATGGGCGTAGGGGTGCGATTTGGCGATATGATACGCCACGGGCCGGCCCCAGGCATTGTACTCGACGCCTAGGCGGATCTCGTTTTGATTGGCCGATTTGGCGCGGTTGTAGGATTCGAGCAGGTGATCGGTGTCGATAAATTCGAGCGCAAACCGGTAGGGGTTGCCCTTCCAGCCGCGGATTTTTCGAACCAGGCATTCTCCATCGCGGGCCATGGTTTCCAAAAATAATTTCTGGGCATCGATCCAGGAATATTTGCCGCAAACCGTGCATGATCCTAGCTTGCCCCAGGCTTTGAATTCGCGTTCCAGAAGATCGTTGGTGGCCGTGTCCGCCTGGCCGTTTGCATCCCGGACCTGGGCCTGCAATCGGATGCCCTGGTGACCGATCACGTTGGTTTTGATCATGTGCAAAAATCGTTTGGCGTAATCGTCGTTGATGGCCAGATCCCGGCTGCGGGCGCGCAGAATGCGCAAGCGGCTTTGCAGCAGGCTATCGGCCGGCAGGCAAACCGTGGTCCAATTGCCCATGATCCGGTCGGTTTCTGCGGCCTGGTAGCTGCGCTGGCGCAGGCTGTGGCTGCGGGCGGGCGATTGTCTATGGCTTGCGGCGGTTACTTCGGTTGGGCGTTTAGCGGTTACTTCGGTTGGGCGTTTTTTGAAAATATCGAAGATGCCCATGCTAAATCCTCCCGACAAAAGGCGGGCGGCCCGGGCGAGCCAAGCCAGGGCCGTTTTTGGGGGGAGCGGAAATGGGCAGGGAAAAAATTATCATGAAAATCTCGTTTTGATCGTCCGGCCAATGGGCTGGCCATTGGCGATCCGTTCGCGCATTTTGAGCGCCGACCACTTGGCCCGGTAAATATCGTACCACTCGGTTAATTGCTGCGGACTCAACATGGATAGCGATCTATCGCCGATGCTGATTTGCAACTGGTCTTTACTGGCCTTGCCCAGGATCAGCGCTTCCAGGGCATCCAGCACTTTTTTGACAAAATGCCGGTCATCCAATCCGCCGGTAGCGCCGGCATAATCGGGCTGAATCAAGATCGAGCCGGACTCGATGGTGAATCGCTCCGGGGCCTTGGCAACGCTGGCCCGATAGTTGTGATTGCCGGGCTGCCAGGCGGCCGTAGTAGCGGCTGAAATCTCGATCAAATGGGCAATGCCGTCGGCGCTGGCGGCAAAAGTGATATACTGGCCGGCCATGACCAGGTAATACGTCAACTGCCAACCGTCATTGGCAGGGTATAGTTCGGCCTCGATCCGCCAGGAATACGAATCTCCGGCAGTAAGTTTTTCTGGTGTGCGAGAAAAAATTTCCACGTTTTTTCGCTTGTCGGTTTGATTGATTCATGCCCGGCAATGCGGGCGGATCGAAGGGCATGTTTTATGAGTAATTGCAATAGTGACTTTATGTCAATCAAAAAGTGATATAATTTCACAATATTTTTTTTACGATCCCCATGGAAGCCCGATTCCACGGCGTCTGCGGGCTGGCGATTTTTTTTGATTGCGATCAATGGCGGGTTTGACCGGATGTTTTTTGAATGGCTGATCCGGCACGGCGGCCGCGGTTTGCTGCTGGCGGGTTTTTTCGATCTTGCCCCAATTGGGCCGCAGTATCGCAAGGGCTGCCATGGCGTAAACGCGGCAATCCAGGGCCTCGTTGCGAGCGTAGATTTTGCGGTATTCGCGGATGGCGACGCCTTTTTTGAATTTTTTGAAAATCTTTTCGGCGGTCAACTGTTTGAAATATTCCTCCGGATAGTGATCCGGAAAATGGCAAAATCCGGGGCCTGCGGTTTTGATCGATAGCCGGGCATAAACGCGGTTTTTGGCTGTGTCGGACCCTACGGGATAGAGAAACAATCCGGGAAACAATTTGATTTTGCGCGGGTTACCGACCAGCGGCCGGCCCGGACTGCTCATGCCTTTGACCGGCACGATGCGCCGCTTGGCGCGTTGCCAGCAGAAACGATAGACGCTTTGGGTGGCATATCCCGAATCGATGCAGGCCGCGGCAATGGTCAACAGGATGCCGTCCTGGCGATGGTAACGGCCGGATAAAATTTCTTCAACCCTGGCCCACGGGGTTTCGGTTTCCGGATCTCCGGCAATCACGATGTATTCGATTGACCAACTTTCTTCCCCACGGCCCCAGCCGCAAAGCTCTACCTCGATGCGGTCGTGCTGCACATCGATGCCGGCCGTAATGGCCAGCACACCGTCCGGGATCTTCAGGCCCGAAATGCTCTCTGTGCGAGCGGTCAGAGTGTCAAGCTCGATGCCCTCGCTTTGTTCCTCCCAGGTTTCGCCCAAAATCGTATTGACGAACACCTGCAGGGCTGCCGGGTCTTTGTGGCATTCCAAAAATTCCTTGGCCAGCTTATCCCAACTGCTGTTGGGTGACAGACTGTAACCGGCCCAGATGGCAAACCCGGCATGGCCGCTAAACGGCTGGGTGGCCTGCCAGCGGCCTTTATCGAGCATTGCTTTTTTGTGGCGGTGAGATATGGGCGCACGGCAATTGCCGCAGACCATGTGGGCCTGATCCGGATCACCTTTGGGCCAGCGGATTTTAGCCCAGGTAATGGTTTGATAAAAATTACACTGCGGGCAGGGCACATAAAAATAGCGCTGATCGGAGCGCTGGAAATGACTCTCGACCCTTGAAAAACCCTTGATTGTCGGGGTTCCGCCGATGACGATCTGCCGGTTCCAAAATGTTTCCGTTCTTCTGATGCCCAGCTTGATCTGATCGCCCTCGCTGCCGGCAGTCGGCGGATAGGCATCCACTTCGTCGAAATATACTTTTCGCACCGTCAAACGCCGGAATCCGCGGGCGCTGTTGGCCCCGACCAGGTTCAGGGTGCCTCCCAGAAAATTCTTTTTCAAAATCGTGTTGTTGCTGTCGCGGGTTTTGGCGTCGGCAACCAGGTTGCAAAGCGCCGGAATATCGCGCAGCATGGGCGCGATTTCGTCTTTGCTGTAGCCCTGGGCGTCCTCGATGGTGGGCTGTACTACCAGCATGGGACAAGGGCTCTGATGGATGTTATAGGCAATGTCCCAATTGATGATTTTGGTATATCCCACGCGCGCTGATTTCTGGAATGTTACGTATTCGTTTGCTGCATCGGTCAGGGCATCCATGATGCCGACCTGGTAGCTATAGGCATGCCATTTGCCGGGTTCCGCCGAATTTTCGGACGATAAAAAAACGTTTGCTTCGGCCCATTGGCTTAACGTCAGGTCGGGCGGCGGCAGCCATTTGGCAAACACCCGCCGGGCGGTGGGATAGAGGGCCTCATGGTATTTTTGCAGCATCTGCATAGATCACCCGTTGCCCGGCGGCTCGATGTTCGAGGCCGCAAGATCGGTCAAAACCTCGTTGATGGCTGCCCGCAAAAGGTTTTGGATCTCCGGCAGTCGCGAAAGAAAAGCGATTTCCGGACTCAGTTTGGCGGGCAGGCCTAAAAGCTTGGTCTGTGCTGCCGCAATGTGGCCGGCCCAGATCTCGGCCACCTGCTCGACCGGCAGAAGTTGGCCACGGGTAACGGCATTTTTCAGGGCCTGGGCGTCGGCTTTTTCTTTGGTCAAGCGGATCATCTCGGCCTTGTGATCGGTTGGCGTCCGCTGATTGCTATTGCGCAGATACTCGATGTAAGCCTTGACACACTCGTCTTTCTCGTAGCGGTGCCGATCCGGCGCCGGCAAAATTTTTTCTTTGACCAAAATCTGTATCCGCCGGGGGCCGATCCCCAAAAGCTCGCTCAACTCGGTCAGATCACAAAGCCCGGCATCTTCTGCTATCGATGGCAGATATAACAGAGCATGCAGATGCTTTGGCCCCCTGCAATGGCCGATGGCAAAGCAAATGACATCCGTGATCGATGGGATGATTTCGGTTGTCGCATGCTGCATGAGCAACTGGCTATAGATCTGCAGCGTCTCGCCAGTCGCGGCAATGTCATCGGCCAGGATCACCCGTGTTAGCTTTTTGCCGCTATCCCGGATTTTTAATCGCGTAAGTTCCGCCTTTGCGCTTAAATTGCCCGGCTGCTTTTTGGCCCGGGAAGCGATTGCCTCAAAGACTAAATCCTGATCGCAGATAGCCCGAATCTGATTGGCCGCATCGTCCGCCGGTGGTATGCCAATAGCGCTTTGGGCCTCGAAAATTTCCTTCAACGCCGCCAGTACCGAAGCGAACTCTTCGGCATGGGTTCCATGGTGCTTAAAGCTATACGGCGCATCCTGCCAATTCTCGCTTTGCTCCTGGGAAAGATTGGCTTCCGATCGCTCGCAATCGAACAAGAAATAAATGCCGGTTTCATCATTCTGCCAAAGCTGAAAAATCATGAGCAACTCCAGATCCTTACAATGCGAACCCTTCGAAAAAACGCCCGTGCCTGCCTACCTATCGAGCTCTATGCGTTACC